CCTAACGGGGGTTCTTTCGGTCGTCTACATACGTAGAGACAAACCTCTTACTTGTGGAGCCTTGTTATGAAGAACGCGATGTTAATCGTCATTAATCTAGACAAGGTTTCGACTCGTGAGAGGGAGCTCATGAACCATTGGGCTAAAGAGGGTAAAGCGGTGTTTTGCCGCGTATTCTCTCCTAGCTTTAACGGTACTCTGTTCAAGGATGTTTATACCTTGACGAAGAACCAGGAACGTGAGTGTGTCAATACTTACTCTAAAGACAGGTTGAACCACATCGATCGAGAGGTTTTTCCAATCAATCGGTGGGTAGATCTGTCCGTCTTCAACGATAAGGGCAATAAAACCCCTTAACGCGGAGAAAGAGCTTGTAGTAGACTGAGGGTTGAATCGTAATTCTCTCTCTGTTGGTGGAAACTTTTTCCATCTTCTATCCTGCTTGGAGCCTTTAATGAGATACCGTGTCAAAGACTCGACATCCAACTCCGTTGTTACCTTGATTGAAACGAACGCGAGCGGTTGTTCCGCTCCCGTATCGACCTCTCTTGGCAACGCGAAAGTAGGTGAGAAGTTAGAGACATGGGATGTTGATGAGCCCGGCTTCTATCGTAAGCGTAGGGCGGGAATTTTCTCGTCCAACCCTTACACTAATAGTCGCGTTAATCGCTTTAATAGTATCCAGGGGTGCAGTACGATAGCCGTGAATCCTTGGCCATCTACCGCATGCCGGAACCAACAAGTGATTAATGGGCCTCACCTCACTACTATTCTTAACACAGCCAGATGGGGCGGAGATTTTCCTCCTCAAAAGGCTTTGAGTAATAGTGAGATCAACCAAGCGCTTCAGATTTGTGCCACAAAAGTCCACGCGAAAGTTGCCGACGGAGATGCCGAATTATTGGTTTCTCTAGCGGAGCTCAAGCAGACTGTAGCACTACTGCGCAGCCCTCTCAACAATTTTCTCAAGTTTTTGGCGAAAGTTGCCAAGGACAAGAGTGTTGCTGTTAGCGTTGCAAAGCGTTCTCTCACGGTAGGCCAATATTTGGTCGCCGAGTGGCTGACCTATAGATATGGGGTTCGACCCCTTATCAAGGACATCCAGGATATCCTCAAAGCGGTGAGTAGGGACAAAATTGGTATGCTACATACTGCTCGAGCCCAGGAAACTAGGCAAAAGCAGTTTGTTTGGCACCATGATGTCTCTCACGGACATTTGAAGACCAGCTATGATGTTCTCACTCAAGACGAAGTTATCGTCAAGTGCGGCATCACTTTTAACGCTGAAATGACAGTTATGGACTTCTTGGGCTTATCACCCTCGAATCTCCCTTCTGTTGCTTGGGAGCTGATACCCTTCAGCTTCGTTGTCGACTGGTTCGTGAACATAGGCACCTATATTAAGGCGCTTAGACCTCACCCGTTCGTAAAGCAACGGAATCAGTATTCCACAATCACTAGGAGCATTACTAGCTCCATCGTGCCTACGGGTACTGAACTCGTCCTCTTTCCGACCGCTTCGACTCTGTTACGACAGATGTCGGGTGCTGAGACCGTGGTTTCACGTGTTAAAACACGTTTGATTACGGTACCCGCGCCGTCGATCAGGAGTAAGATACGTCTGCCAGATTTTAATCTTTCAGACCTTCGAATTCTTGATCTTCTTGCCCTCATCTTCCAACGTCTAGGCACTAGGTAGTGCCTATAAATAGGTTGATGATTCGACATATCTGCCGGAGATTTCTTCGTCAGAAACCTGCCCCTTTATTGGGGTTTTCCTGAAGGGTTATCCTTCCATGTCACTGACCGTTAACTCGAAGACGTATGCGGCCGACTCCGTCGGTCCGAACCTCGTCGCCTATGCTGGGCCGGCCCACACCAGTTCCGTCAAGGACAAATTGTCCGTTGGCAGGACTGTTGCAAAGCCTACCCCAGTGTTCAGCGGCGTTGTCCGTTCCGATGGAAAATTGACGCGTACACTCACCCTTACGGGTGCACTGTCGCCCACTGGGGAAGCGATCTTGGAAATCAAGACCTCAATCCCCGTTGGAGCTGCAGGCGCGGACATCGACGTCATGCTGAACGATATGGGGGCTTTCCTTGCCTCCGCGTCCTACAAGACCATCGTCAAGAACTCCGCCATCAATTTTTGATGGTAGAGGTTTCTTTTCTTTTGGGAGTGTAAGACGGCTGGTTTTTCATACCAGCTGCCGTTTACTGTGGCTTGACCTCTTTAAAATGTACATAGAGTTCTTGTACTCGAGAGGCCCTTTTGGGAATTTCTGGATTACATCCTGTGTGATTGTGACGGCTGTGCTGTCTTACTTCCTCGTCTCTCTCTTCGAGAGACGTAGTGGCGAGACTTATCGCATCCGCAACGTTCTCATAGGACTCCTCCAGAAACATCTTTTGGGCAAGTAGAGTCCTCCTCTTCCTTTTAAAAGTTAAGCCACCCACAGGAGATCGAAATGAAATCCGATGGAATGGCGCAAATCCTAAGTAAGGAAATGCGACGTGAGAAGAGCGAAGGCAGTTATGCCCAGCTCATCTCGTGCGTCATGGACTCTAGTACTTACCTAGAACCTCACCGTAATCCCGTTAACGGTTTTATACGTTCTCGGAGGTGGGACCTTCTTCTTAAGTACGCTGATTCTTTAGGTGGTACAGTGTATTCCACCGCAGAGCAACATTACGCTGCGAATCAGTTAGCTGCATTGATCAAGAAGTACCCGTTCACGAGCATTCTCGGAGTTGATCCCGAGAAGACTGCCCTTGAACAATTTGGCCTCGCCGAAAGGCGGTGTCGAAGGTACAACAAGATTTTCCTTCTTGAGCGTAAGCTCTCTAAGGAAAGGATGCCCCATTTGCGTGAACTTATGCGCAAATGGATCTCTAAGGTTATCGGTTTTAAACCCGATTTCAAAGAGATTTGGCCCCTATGCGACTTTGGTCCAGGTGCGAGCGTCGGTGTGAGTGGTAATGCTACCCACCTTGCTCGGAAGTATTTAGAGCAAAGTTGGTCCGTCACACCTACGGCACTACCTTATGCAGCTGCAGCCTTGCGGAGTGATCCGCTTGCCTGGGAACTTCTCATTTCTGAGAATAACCAGGTATACTGCCATGACTTAGAGGTTTTTAATTCTAAGTTAGACAGTAGGCTGTGTAAGGTGGCGTACAACAAAATCTCGCTTGTGCCCAAGACGGCTCTGGTTCATAGAACCATAGCTGTCGAACCGCTACTTAATGGGTATGTTCAGAAAGGCGTTGACACCTATTTGAGGCGTCGCCTATTCCGATACGGTATTGATCTGTCTGATCAATCTCGTAATCAGCGTCTTGCCAGAATTGGCTCGATAGCTGGTCCAGATCCATTTGCGACAATCGACTTAAGCCTTGCCAGTGATAGTATTTCCATTGGTTTGGCTAAAGATCTTTTGCCGCCTGACTGGTTCGAATTTCTTAATTCGATCCGGTCACCTAGTTACAGACTTGGTGGTAAACAATATGTTTACCATAAGTTTGTCTCTATGGGTAACGGTTTCTGCTTTCCGCTAGAGTCACTCATTTTTTCGAGTGTCTGTGCCTCAGTGTATGAACATCGAAACCTACCACGGGATTTTTCCGTATATGGGGACGATATCATCGTACGCGCCAGTGTAGCCGAAGAGGTGTTACAGCTTCTTCGTTGCATTGGTTTTAGGCATAACCCAAAGAAGACCTTTCTTTCAGGGCCTTTTAGGGAATCTTGCGGTGCAGATTGGTTTCTTGGTGAGGACGTAAGACCCATCACTCTTGATTATACCCTTGATACTTCTCGGGATATTTTCAAGCTCCATAACCTCACACTTCGCCGAAATCGGCCAAAAGCCTTTTTTAGTGAAGTCCGCGAATTACTTCGCGCACGTGTCCCAACTTCTAAGCGATATCTTCGTCCCTTTGTTGGGGATGTGGATACGGCATTCGAGGTTGAGCACGATGAGTTTATGGCGAGCCCTTTCGCTCTCTGGGATCGTTACCTACAATCCTGGAGTTGGAAGGAACTCGTTACTATCGCTGTTAGTGATAACAGTTATAGTAAGAAGAACGGTTATTTTACCGTTTTAATGATGGCGGCCCTTAGGGGTTCTTCCTCTAAGTCACCGTTCACCAAGCGTAGAAATACGCGCACAAGAATAAGACGCAAGTCTTATTCTGGAGGCTACTCTACGTGGCTTCCGGCTCGTCGAACCCTGAGTTAGGTTCGACATTTTCCGGCTAATCCTAACACGCGTAACGCGTCTTAGATAATCGCTGGTGTGAGGAAGAAGCCGTTTGGCTTCTTTTAGGGAGTTGCCCATTTTGCAGAGC